TTTCGGAATTTTTGGAGACTCGCACAATCGGATGGGTTTCGTTTTGTGAAGGTGGGGTGGGTGTTGGCAACACGAACCCCGGAAAACGCCTTTTTTGAATTTTTTCTACGCGAGGTGTCGACCACCCCACCCCCGGCTCGCCCTATATACCCCAGAGGTGGAGACCCCAGCCCCAGCGCACCCGGAACGACGGCACACGGCAGGCAGCAGGGCAGACCGTACCGGCGGCGGGCGCTGGAGGGCGTGGGGTGCGTCCGATAGAGCACGCCCAAACGGACAAAATTATTGTAAACAAAAATGTTTATTTTTTATGTGTAAACCCCTTGACAAAAGAAATAAAATTGTTTACAATATAGGCAGTAAACAAACTTATTTACACCACCACAAAACAGGAGGACAAAAACCATGAAAACCACATTAAAAGACATCCGCCGCTATGTTACCACCAACGCCGCAGAGGACTTGACCAAAAAGCGTTTTGCCGAGATTGACGCACTCCGCGTTGCAGAATGCGGGTTTAAGACCATCGCATACAGCACCGGCATTTATGGCGTTACGGGCGTACTGGTAAAGGGCAACACCACCGGCAAGCTATACGCCGTCACCGCCCGCACGTCTGCACTGTTCCAGATTATGTGATAGGGGGTGCAGTAATATGTTGGTACTCGATGCAACCCAGTGGGCCGCCCTCTGGTATGCGGGCGGCATGATCTCCGGCGCGCTCGTTATGATTGCATTTCTCAACAGCTAATAAGGGAGGCACACAAAATGGAGATAAACGGTTGGTTTTCCGGCTGCCTTGTCCAGGCGTTTCCCTGGATTGATGGAAAATACATTTATGTAAATGTTAGGCGCTTTTTGCCTGGTCAATCAATCAGCCAGGCACCAGCCTTGGATCGGTCGGTTTTCGTTTTGGATGACGAGCCAGGGCGAACAATTGTATACAAATATACTGACAGCCTGGTCAATGCCATATCGTCCGGGAAAATCCCGGACAAAGCACACGTAACTTTTGAAAATTCAAGGTTTTTCGTTTGATGGAGGGCTAAAAAAAAAAATGACCACGTTTGAAGAAAAGGTGAACGCATACCGCGAAAACAAGCGGCTCATTGAAGAGCTTGAAGCAATGAATGACGCTGTAAAGGCTGAAATTATTGACATGATGCACGGTGCGCCCGAAATGGTGCAGGGCACCGCAAAGGCCATTTATAAAGACGTGCAAAGCGTCCGACTTGATAGCAAGCTTTTGCAGGCAGCGCACCCGGATATTTATGCAGAGTGCAGCAAAAAGACCGTTTGCAAGCGGTTTAGCGTGGTCTGATGGGGGGGTGCGACAAGTGATATTTTCCGGCATCCTGTTCGTTTTTTGGTTTTTTAGCGCCTTGTTTAAGGCGAGCAAATGAGGAGGGCTATATAATGACTGCTACCACCATTAAGGGCATTGACCCCATCACCGGACTGTATACCACCCGATACTATGCACGCAAGGCTTGCCCCGGCGACTGCGTCGTCGTCAAGGTTGACGGCGGCTATATGATCATGACCGCATCCAACTATAATATTTGGCGCAAACAGCGCTAACCCACTCGGATACTTTAGCGGGGCTGCACCGTAAAGCAACCCCGCCCCAGCCCGAAAGAACAAAAATATTTCTTGCAAGTCCTGTTAATGGAGCTTGCGATATGCTATACTATAAAAAAGGGCAGAAGCCCGGAAAAGAGGAAAGCAATGTTAAAAGATATTTCTAGCAGTGCCGCCGCCCTGTATGATGGAGGGTGGAGAAGCGCAGACGCTGACCAGCTCCGCACAGAATACGACTTGACAGAAGAGGAAACGCAAGAGCTTTGCGCCGCCCTTGCAAACCTTGAAGAAAAAAATAAATAATATCCACCCCGCCCACGCTGGCGGGGCTTTTCTTTTGCCCTACTGCAATACAGCCGCATACAAGCGTTTACAGCGCCTTTTATATCATCCATGCAGTTATACCGCCAACGCCGCAAAACGGCACACAGCGCTTTGCAGGGGCTTTTCCTGCTATTTGCCGCATTTTACCGCCGCAAATAACAAACCGATACAAGCGGCTATAATACCACCTGCGCCACGTTGGAGCGTATCACAGCGCCGCAACACCTCCAGCACATACCAGATACCAGCGTCACGCCCGGACGCTGTACAGCCCAGCACAGCCGCCCTATTATAATAAGGTATATAAGGATGCAGCGGCCACGCAAGCCCGGCGGGGTCAGCAGTACAGACCCGGCGCAACTGCTGAGGGGTCAGCGCCTCCACCTGTACAGGGTCAGCCAGGCGGGGTCTCGATGCTTTCCACACCTGGCATTAGCCTGGCACCGGGTTAGCCTGGCATTAGCCTGGCATTGTGCTTTCTTCCTGGAACGGCGGCGCGGAACCATTGACGGCTACCGCCGTATCTCTTTTCGGGCTTTCGCCCGATAGCCAATAAAGGTCAACAATAGTCGCAGCGTCCCGGATGGAATAGTCGTAATAGCTTCTGGAATAGTCGTAAAGTCGTCAGATGACTAGCTTTTGAAAGTCCTATATATAGTATAGTAACTTACTGTACGCTGATAGTCGCAGAGTAATAGTCGTAGCGTTTCCTTGCGAATCATCGTTAAATAGTCGTGTATTTTTTGTGTGAAATAGTCGTTTGCCTTTTAGAGAAAGAGAGGTGCGATAGTCGCTAAGCCATCCGACCACTCCAAAAATCACCTTCCATCTCAATTTCGCATAATATATTCCTCCTCTAGTCATACCAAATTCGTATGCCAACCGTACTTATTATAATATATGCTTATATATCCTAGTAACTATCTAGGGATTATTCTGCTGTAATAGTCGTACCATCCAATTCTGTCCGTTCCTGCTCGATTTAATTCCCAGTATAGCACTATGGTATTTCATTCAATCCATAATATTATGCTATGAATAATTAATGCAACATTTCTACATATTCAACCGACTGCAAAATGAAGCCAATTCTCCATTTGGAATAGTCGTAGACCATCCACCAGCCCGAACATCACGCCAGTTCTCGCCTGCGGTCTGCTCTGCTGGCTAACGGTGTAGTTCTGGAGATAGAGGGTTGTAGGGGGAAAGAACCTTTACAGGCGATTGAACTCTGGCTCACTGTACTGCTGCTTCTCCTGTTCCTTGTCAATCCACATATCAGCAAAGGCCTTCCAGTTTGTTATAGGCTTTCCAGTTTTGGTCATCCAGCCTGTTCCCTCATAGTAGTTCATAAACCTGCTGGCAAGCCTATTCTCACATCCAGCATCCAAAAAATACTCGCTCACATCCTCGAAGTCCGGCGTGCTGGCGTTCCCATCGGGCGGGTCGCCCGCTTTCTTAATAACTTTTTTTCTTTTCTTTTCTTCTATATTAAGGAGGTGAATGATTGTTCCCCTCACAGGTGAAGCATCGTTCCCCTCAGAGGTGAATGATTGTTCACCTCCCTTTTCGCTCTTTGACGATTCTTCCGGCACTTTGACGTATATCTTATCGGGCTTGTTCTTCCCTTCACGCTTGCGCTCGATCAACCCGGCTTCTTCCAGTTCTTTCAGAGACTTCTTGACCCATCGTTCCGTGAACCCAGTATCGGCAGCAAGGTCTTTGATGGGATACACGATGTATACTCGCCCTAGTTGGTCAGCAAATTTTCCGCTTTTGCTTGCCCTCTGTGACGACCTTGCACGATTGAACAGGTAAATGTAAACAATTTTCTCCGTTGGGCTAACGCCAATAGTCGAGAGGAATCGAGGGTAGACCATGTACCCATTGACCTTTGTATCGGCTGTCATGTATTCCATTTTCTTCTCCTGCAATAGTCGTATACTTCTACAATGCTCTCACAGCCACGTAGAGCCGTGCCAGAGCCGCTTTCTGTATTTGACCGATAAGTTTGCCGTCTGACGCTAAAAGCGTTTGTAGGGCTTCTGTGTGCGTATATGCAAAAGGCTACCATTACTGACAGCCCATGTGCTCAATCCATCCAAGTATACTCTTGGAACCGTTGAATCTGCTTGTTAAACGTAATCGGAAGGTCGCCTATCCCACCTTCCTTGTTCTTGCTCAGCCGGAACAGGTATTTGTCGGGGTTATCGCCGGACAGAAGAATGATTGCATCAGCGTCCTGTTCAATCTGTCCGCTTTCTCGCAAGTCGGAGTTAGTAGGCGTTGCTCCGGGCTTAGATGGGTTTCGATTTAACTGCGCCAGAGCCACCACGACTATGCCTGTGGTCTGTGCCAGTTCGTGTAAGGCAATGGATATGGCTGTAATGGCGGCATATCTGTCCTTTGCGCCTGTTTCGTGGATAAGCTGGAGATAGTCTACGAAGATGACCTGAGCCTTTTTACGGAGCGCCTGAGCCTTCATCCACGCCACGTTCTTTCCGGCAGCGGAGCGGATATACAAGGGCATCTTCATGTTTTTTGCCTGTCCGTCAATCTCATTCAAGCTGACCGCCTTATTTTTCACCGTGTCCAGAGGGCAGTATATTTGATTAGCCATCAGACGTGCGCCCAGCTTGCGTTTGCTGGTTTCTAGGCTGAAATAGTACACGGTGTAGTTTTGCTTTGCCATGCTTGCTGCTATTTGCAAGGACAGGGCTGTCTTGCCCGCAGACGGTCTACCGCCGATAATAATGAAATCACCCGGTGAGATGTGCAACGCTTCATCCAGACGCTCTAGGCCCGTCTTGATATACACAGGCTTCTCGTCCAGGTGAAGCACATAGTCGTTCAGCACATCCTCGTATGTCCACGCATCTTCTTCCTCAGCTTTCAGGCTCATCGCTTCGCCCATCTGCTGGTAAATGTCTGATAGATCAGAATAGTCGGTAAGCTTGCTGGTCATCTGAAATGCCAGACCTTGCACACGAGTGAGTGCAGCTTGTTCTCTGATAAGCTGTGCCCAACGCTGCATTTGTTCCCTGTCAATTCGTACACACTCTGATTCACAGGTTTGTACACACGCCAAGAGCGTCTGCGCTACGTCTGGATGCTGCGTGTTTATCTCGACTATATCTATCTTGCCCCTAGCCGTCCAATAGCCCTGAACAGCCGCAAAAGCGTCTCTCAGTTCAGGTCTGAACAAGTCAAGTTCAAGGTCTGGTATGATTTCATCCACAACGCCCGGCTTGCAGAGCATCAGCGCACCGATAAATACCGTTTGAACGTCCATTGTCATAGTCTAGGAAACTCCATCTCCGTACTTTGCTCGTACTGGTCATCCTGTTTCAATGCGTAAATGTCCTGCCATCCAGCATAGATGCTCTGGTTGAGAATGGCTTTCCAGTCATGCCGATCAAACTTTTCCAGCTTGTTGCAGAGCATCTGTTTTGCCCGGTCTGTCATAGGCTTCTTGATTCTTGTACGCATCTGTGCGAACTCTCGCAGGGATTCCAACAGGGCTTTATCGCCATGAGCAAAGTCGGAGAAGATATCAGGTTTCTTCTTGACTGCACTCTCCGGTAAGGCCTTGACGCTCGTCTGACTGTCAGTTGATACAATGCGTTCATCGTCATCTGACTTTGAACTCATATATGAGCTGACCTTCATCTCATTTATGACATGAGGATGAGCTGACTTTCGTGTAGACCATCCTTTTGACGCAATATCGCTTCTTTTCCACTCTGCATCGAGCAAATGCTTAATCAAAATGAAACAAGATTCTGCTTTTTTTGAGTTCAAAGTTGCGCCTTTTTCTTCAAAAACGTATGCACAGATTGCATCGTAGAGTTCCAACTTCTCTTTGTTTTTGAGTGTGGAGATGGCTTCAAAGTAGTATCGTTGGAACGTAAAGCTGTCTCGTTTTTTGTCCATGTTCAATCCTCTTTGTAGCGTTTGTTCCACGCTTCGATGGCTTTTTCCTTGCAAAATGTTGCAGAAGTGTTCACCCCGCATTTTCCGCAGACTACCCAACTAGCCATGTCAGCATTAAGTGGATGAATCACTTTTACAGTCGGTGGTTCCGCACCGCAGAACGGACATCTCTTGAGTTCTGTCATTTTCTAAATCCCTCTCTCGTTCTCGTGATTCGTTTATGTGCCTTGACAGGTCTTGTGCCTTTGCCGTATGCCGGGCGAATATGCTTCGCCTTGATATACCCACAAGGCGGTTTCGGCCCGAAATCAAAAAAGCTCAAGTCCATAATGATGATGCCAAACTTCTTGTTCGTCATGCTTACCGCTCCTTGCGCATACCATTTCGGTGCTTCGTTAAAGATTTCCACACCTTCTGCAAATCCCAGCTTTTCTAAGGTCTCGCACATAATGCCATCCATCACGCCATGCACACGTTCCTCATCATCTCCGTATGCTCTGTACGCTTCTCGCATGGCAGCCGTAAACGATTCAATCATATCTTGCGTAATAACGATATTGTTTTCCATAATCCCTCCTACACCATCGGAAATGCCATCCAATGCGTCACCGTCACATCTTTCGGCAGTCTCTCGCCTATCTCATCCCAGAACTGACCGTCTGCGTAACAGCCAAGAAAGTACGCTGTCGGCGAGATTCCTCGCAACATTTTTCCATCTTTATCACGCCACGTTGTCTTAGTCGCAAGCAACAAAGGTTGCGTCCGTTCTCGTGGCGGTTCGCTGACCGGATGCCAAAGTGTGTTAGCCATTATCCGATACCCCGCTTACGGATTGTAGGTGAGAACGAAGTTTTGTAACTGCTGCGGCAAGATGTTGATTTCGTAATGATACTTGTCCACGTCAGAACCGCTCAAATCCTCCACAATGTACATTGTGTACTCGTTAAGATAGACGTAATGCTTTTTGTATGTGCCATCGGGCAATTCAATAGTCACCACAATTTCATTGTTGCTGTTATTGGAAATGTCCATGTTCCCGATTATTTCAAGCATTGGCGTATCAGTTCTTGCATTAAACAACAGACAACCTGCGAGTGACGTTGAAATTCTTTGCCTGCTGCGAAATATTGTGATTCACACGAGATGCTTCTGTGCATCCGCACAATGCGATAGATGCCGCCAATGCTACAGATAAAATTGCTTTCTTCATTGTTCTTTTCTCCTTTCAATCTCCTTACAAACTGTCTTGTAGAACGCATCCCACGTCTCATAGTCGCAAGAATCGCCAAAGTCGAAACCAGTCCGCTTGCGTTCTGCAATGTCACGTTCAAAACAATCAAGAGTCTTGTCGGTCAGCTCCGGCAGAAGCGGTGTGATGTATCCGCAGACAAGGCTAGGCATATATGACCGTCTGCCCAAGCAGTAGCGGATAGCGCAGTTGCAGACAGCTCCAAAGTCGTCATTGGTCGGGTCTACCATGCCTTTCAGTGCATCGTCCTTTAAATCACACTCCTTACACCCAAGAGAAATTGAAAAGCTACGAAAATCAATATCTGTACATTTTTTACGTCCGCTTTCAATGTCTTGTATATAACGGATGCTAACGCCAATTCGGTCAGAGAGTTCTTTTTGCGTAAGTCCCATCCATTTTCTGCTTGCCTTAATTTTCTCCCCTGTTGTCATTTTTATACTCCCGCCTTGTACATCATATATAAGACCACAAATCCAATCAAAAAAGTAAAAATGTGGAGAATCGCATTCGCAAGAATTTTTATCTTTTTATCGGAAATTTCGTTCAAAAATATGTCCCATATCAAAATTTTTTCAATGAGATATGCTATCCCACATATAAATATTCCAACCAGAAAAGAAGCTAAAACCACAATCAACGCATTTCCAAGATTACTCATTCTCTTTCCCCTCCCATTCCTTGCATCCACGTTCGTCCCACACGAAGTCTGCAACGTGTTCTGACTGGTCGTTTACACACACGCCCTCCGGCTCTGCATACCATTTGCAAGAGCCACAGGACGGATCAGATTTGTTCTTGCAGGATTCTGCTGTGCATCGGATAGCCTTGCCAGCAGAGAACTGCTTGATGCCCATGCAAGAGCAATGTTCGGTGGTGCAGTATGAGTTCATTCCTCTATCTCCTTCCATCCGATAAACTCGCATAAACCAACAGTGTTATTGGCGCAACGATGAATGAGGACTTTATCGCTTATTTTGAATTTTGCGATAAACCCAATTTTGCTTTCTTCCATTTCGTTTTCAAACATCCAATCAACAATGTCTTTATCGATTCTGACATCGCTTTCGTCCGCCATGGTCGAAAAGCACTGTTTGCACCTGTAAAGAGCGCACTTCTTCATCTTCTCTGCCCTCTCTTTCCCCTGTTGAACCGCCCGATCACTCGCTTATACTCCGCATAGCACTCCGGGCACAGGTCGCCTGTGTCCCTGCGCCACGCCCAGTCCTTGAAGTATTCGTCAGGGTTCATCATTCTACCGCCCAGAACTGCTCCGCAGCGGTCACACACTCGCTTGTGGTAGATTCCTCTATCAGTTTGCATTAGTTGCTCCTTTTGCCAAATTTCTTCTGCATCTTAGCCCTCAATGCTTCGATACGCTCCTTATCGTCAGTGATAATCTCATACTTGTCTCCAGACCAGCCAAGCGGAACATCTTCCGTGTATTCGATATAGATTTTTTCCGGGTGCGTAGGCGGCTCATAGGGAAACGTCACGTTTTTGCGAAAGCGGCTACTTGCAAACCACGTAAAACCACCGTTGTCAGAATAAGCGATTGCGTCAATGTCATATACTTCAATCGTGTTACCTTGTGCATCAGTGGTCTTGAACACGCTTGAGCATCGTTTGTTTTGGAAGCATCCTTGTCCCATTTTGTCCGACACTTCTGTCCATTCATCATCTTCGCCCGTCAGCGGCGTGAGTGGCTTGAACCGTAAAAGACGTTCAAGAACGGACATTACGTATCCAGCAGAGATTTCACCGTGTCCTTGACTTGCAAAAAGTTCAACAATGTCAAGGACGTTCTTGTTGATTGCATCCTGCAACCCGTCTCCGTCTTTCGTAATACGTGCAAGTTCTGATTTTGCATATTCTACGGAACTGCTCATTTTATTTTTCCTCCCCAACATCCTTAAATAGGATTTCTTTGTTGGCTTTCCAGTCTTTGATTTTGCACGGAATGTCCGTGCCGGGCACGGTCTTTTTCAGCCCATCCATCTGCCAGACGTTCCATGAGATGGTGTCTGCGATGCAATCAAGAAAAATGGGCATACAGCTGATTTTCAACATTTCAGCATCAAACCGATACCTAAAATTTTCGATCAGTGTCAGGAACAGGTTGCACCTTGCCAGCAAGAGATTGTCTCCCTGCCACTCATAGCCGTATGTCGATGCGTAGGCATTGATTGCCCAGCACATCCACATATCGTAGTCATGGAACTGCTCTGCCAGAACATTCAGCTTTCTATCCAGTAGACCAATTCTGTCCTGCACGGCAATCATCTGCCCTGTTGTGGTATCATATCGACTTGTCAGGAACGGCGCTTCTCCACAGGTGACTTCAAGACAAGTCTTGTTGATGTACTCCTTCCAGTCTTCGCCCTTCAGGTCGTTTTCGGCAACGTCTGTCATCTTCTTGCAAACCCAAGTCGGCGTAAATACCTCTGCTTTCTTGCTGGTTCGCTTCTTCTGGTCTGCCAGCCGTTTCTGCACACGAGGGACAAGTTGAACTTTGTCCAACTGTTCCAGCGTGATCTCATCTGCAAAGCCAACGCCCAGTTCAGGCGGTAGGTCTGTCGCCCAGATGATGTTCTTGCCTGTCGTGTGGTCTTGCAAGAGTACAGGCAGGAACGTGTGTAAGCATGGGTCGGAGAAGTCAATCAAAGTTCCCATTGGTCAGCCCTCACCATAATTTTGTTCTTCTCTTTCAGCCAGTCCTTAACGCAATGAAAGCAATGCTCACGGTTCTGGCAACGTTCCGGGTCACGATGTTTGATAAGCTCGCAGATGCCACGCGTAAAGTTTTCTGTAATGTCCTCGTCCGTCATGGAGCGAATAAAATCGCCGTTAGTCATTCTCGACCACCTCTTCTGCCACCTCTTTGTACTCCACGTCAATTCCTTTCGGCAAAGCCGTCTGATACTTCTGAGCCAACTGTTCTGCGCTCTGGGCATCGCCCAACGGCTGTTCAGGCGGCGCAACGGTGACTTCCACGTTGTCACGCATACCAAAGTAGTTCTTGGCTCGGAAAATCCACTCTGCCGGGTTCTCTTGACCGTACATACCGTTGTACGCCCACATGGACTGCATTTGCAGAATCAGCTTCAAGATGTACTTCTGCTGCAAGCTGTCGTCACGGCGTTTGCCCGCCATAATCTGCTTCAGGCTCATCCATTCGATGCCAAGCACCAGTGCAATCCATTCCACCACAGGGGAGATTCTGGCTTCGATGCAAGCGTCAAAGAAGAAATCAAGGCGCTGCTGCACTTCAATCGGGTTGTTCATGTCCACACTCGGAAGGTCGCCAAAATACTTGGCTGCAATCATGCCGATGACCTTCTTATCCTCTTCGCCACCGATTCTCGACTGCAAATCGCCTGTATTCAGCATCTTAGACCTCGTGATTGCTAACTCCTGTTGTTCTTTCACCTTTTTACTCACCTGTGAGCGGATAGATTTCCGCTTATTAAGCATCTGCTGTTTCTTCTTCTCACGCTCTTTCTCACGCTTCGCAGCGGCTTCTTCTTTCGCCTTTTGCGCCCGCTTCTCACGCTTTTTCTTTTCAGCTTCGGTCAGCGGCGGTCTGCCACGACCACGCTTCGGGGGTGTTGACATGTATCAGACCTCCTCAATTTGATTTCCGAAAGCGTCCCATCCATCACGATGATTTCTTGCAAACAGTTCAATCTTTTTAGCTGTCGGAAACATATCCTCTAACATTTTATAGGCGCATTGCGGTTTATGACTATGGTATGTAGCGGGCTCTCGAAGTATCGTTGTGTATTTACCTCTCGTTTCTTTTCTTGGCATCAGCATTTTTCCGGGCTTGTAGAACCACAAGAGATATTCGTGCGAGAACCGAACCGTAAAAGCAGGAGCAACGCCGTTTTCTTTATCCCAAACCATTCTCGCATGGAGTTTGTAGCCACGCTTTGCCATTTGCCATTCCGCTTCCATCAAGAACTTGTCAATGCACCACATAAACACATTATGGCGGTCTGCTGTATTTTCAAAGAAAACGTCTTGAATGGAAAAGCAATCATCAAGCGAAAAAGTTTTGTAATCAAGTTCTTTTCCTTGATTCGGTCTGCATTTTCTGACGTTTCCTTTTTTCTGCGGCCACGGTGGGTCTGTGTAAATAATTTCGTACTTTTCGTTAAGTTCGTTCATTATTCATCCTCTTTTGGAATTCTAGGAATTGGCATCCAAAACTTGACCGGGTATTCATCATCGACCCATTTCCCATCTTTGAACTGCATTGTTCTAATGCAGTTTCTCCAATACCAAAAATCGTAGACAACAAAATAAACCCCATTTTCAATAGGTTGTGCATCTTTTACACTTGTCCACAACTGCATAGCGGTTGGAACCGTATCAACCCATTCTTCGGCTTCTTTTAGGTCGATTTCTTCTCCCATGTTCCCCAATGCATCAATAACATCCTCTGTGTCAACAAGTCTCATCCTCGTTCACCTCTTCATCTTTGTTTCGATGCCGTCCAACTTCCATGCAATCTGCCAGATGGAACAGCAGTTGTCCAACTGTCGCCACCAAGCGCACTTCTCTTTTTCGCAGACGCACCGACCAAGCGGGTTGCTGGTCATCTTCATCGGGCAGTAAAGTTCGTTGTCCATTGGTTATTCTCCGTTCATCTCATAACATTTGCTGTAGTTCTCGTTGAATCCCAAACACCAAGCTAACTCGGAAGCCATTTCCTGATAAATGCCTTTGATATTAAGCTCAGTTTCTGATTTCGCACAGCCGCTATAAAGACCATACAGAAAAGCCAGTCTTTCGCGCCCTACCATGTTGATATCCTGAATCATCATTTCCACCCCATCACAACAGCCGTACAAACGGCCAGACACACGTTGACGAACAGCCAAACGAGCATTGCCTGATGTTCTTCAAACAGGTTGTCTGCCGCGTCTTTGATTGTCCGTTCAGACTGAACCACCACCGCCAGCAGGACTAGGCAGACCAGCCAGCGAGTTACAAATTCAAACATTGTTATCCTCCATCAAATCGTCCATGCTCAACTGACCGCTGATGTTGTCATCTTCCATCCACCAGCGAAAAACGTCCATGCCGGTCTGCCAGTCGCACGGTAAATCTTTTGATTTTCTGACATCAAGCATTCGTTCAAACGCCGAGATGTACATTTTTTCGTAGGCAGGCCAGCGCATGAACTCACGCTGTCTGCCCCCCTACCGGCCATAGGACATCCGATGCAGCCAACACGCTTCTGCCCTTCGCAATACAGCGGATTAACAGGCAGGTGCTCGCTGTGTGTGTAGTCCCACACATCATCGTCAGACCAGTCCACAATAGGATTGACAGTCATCTTGCCCTTGATGCTGCACGTTTCAAAAAGCTGCCTTTTTTCATCATTGTCTCCCATAAGGATGATGCGCTTTTCCTTGTCACGATGGCTAAATTCCATCGTTCCACGGTTTTTCTTTCTGTTTGTTGATTCAGCCCAGCGAACGCCGGTAGCGATAAATCTATCGCGGCCAGTATTTTCTTTGAGAACGGCACAGCAATACCGTACAAGTCTTGTAGGTGGCATCAGCTTTTGTGGAATCAGTGTCCACATGGACACAGGTTTGTCCTTGTATCGTGGCATGACGATGGAACATTTGATTCCGTGTTCTTCCATAGCCTTGAACTGCTCACGGATGAAATAGACCGTCTCTGGCGCATCTGCTGTGGTATGGCTGTTGACCACCTCAAAGTTGATTCCTGCACGTTCAGCCAGAGCCACAAGCACCTGTGAATCCTTACCGCCAGAGTATGTGACCATGAGCGGTTTCTTGTACCGATGCTCGGATAGCCGTGCAGCGTCCTGCAACCGTGCGATGGCAAGCTGTTCCTTATCCATCAGCTCCACCTTTCCCTCAGCTCTTTTTCGACCTGTTCTGACTTTGCGGTGATGTAATCTGCAAACTCGTCAGGGGTCATGTCCTCTTCTTTGAACTTGCCGACCATCTCCCAATACCTGTCACCAATGCGGATAAGCTTTTGTACCTGCTCATCGGTCAGGTCTGCATCGCACCGAAGGTTCTGAATCAGTGCGCCCCATGTGGCGGCGATGCCATCCAGAGCTATGCGGAAGCCGTACAACTGGTTCTGCCGTGCGATTTTGCGGAGGTTGGCTGACATTGCCTGTTTGCCATTCAAGGGGCAATTTCCATGCTTATTCATTAGACTGCTCCTTGTTTTTAATCGTCACTTTCAAGATCACAGTCTTTCCGTCTTTGGTATCCCAAGCGTAACCATAAAAGCCTTGTTTTTCTTCTTCTGCCTTAGAAACAAGCCAGTCTCGAACCGCTTCTACTGCTTCATCCGTAACACGAGTTTTATCTTTCCACTCTTTTCCGTTTGCTTTTACAGTTCCTGCGTAAATGCCAAACATCCCACATCCAACATGATATTCAGCCATTTTTATTCTCCTTTTCTTTAAGGCGAGAGAGCCAACGAAAATATTTGTTATCCGCAATTTCTTGCACGGCATTCCAGAACTCATGTTCAGATTTGAAATCGTTCCCAAACCAAACATCGCATAAAGCATCGGTTGCGTTATTTATGTCTGCAAATTCTTCCATCAGATTTGCTTCGCACTCTGCAACGCTCTTCGGTGTCGGGTTTGTGCCATCCAGCGCACGGCGTAGCTTCAACGCAGCCTGTGCCAACTCAGATGCTTCTTCTGCCAACTGTGCTAAGATTTCCGTCTTGGGAAGGATGTCTGAAACTTTTCTACTCACTTCTGTTCTCCTTTCAGCCAGTCGTTCAGTTTTGCCATGCAAGAGGGGCAAAGGTCATAGTCGTTGTTGCGCCAGTCCACAGTCCCACAGTTGCTCATGTGGATTGTTTGTATATGGTTGCTAACAGCATTTGGATTGATATAAGGTTTTCGCATTCTTTCCTCAACCTCATCCCATTCTTCCTCTGCATCCTCAACCATTCTCTCTGCACCATCGTTTTCTTTGAAAATTTCGCCGCAACGGTCACATTTGAAAACTCTGCTCATTCTCTTTCTCCAATCTCTTTAACAGCCCATCAACGTCATACCGCCAATGGACACGTAGCCTTTTTGCTTTGACCTCTATCCCCTCTTGCTCTGCCCACTGCCAATGGATGCTTTTCCGGCTCTCGTTGTAACGGAACGCCAGAACCTTGCTGGCAGGGATTGCAAAGGTGCGGTTGACCGCCCTGTAATTGACTATCACATGGGCGGTCTGACCGCTGTACCCCATCGCATCCACCATGTCAGTGATATGCTTTTCCTTGCGGTATTTGCACTTTGCCTTGTCGTACTTGCCGAACACCTTTTCAAGAGGGATAGAGGGCGTTTCAATAGTTTTCAGCTCAAACAGGTGGTTCATCGGGTATCGGTAAACAAGGAAGTCGCAGATGTTGTCGATGGAAAAGGACAGGTTCTCGTTGCCGCCGTAGTAGGTTGCAGCACTGTCTTTCAGGCGGTAGCACCACGCATCGGATGGGACGGATGCTTTGAAGTCTGCTTCAAACTGCTTGCCGGTGTTCATGTGTGAAGTCCTTTGTTGATTCGGTCTAACATTTCAGGTAACTCAGGCATTGGCATCCAAAACGGGTACTCATCAGGAAGCGATTTGACCAGCTCCCAATATTGCTGTAAGATTCGCCACTTATTCATGCTTTCAGAGAAATACACAGAAAGCACAAACAATCCGTCTTGGTTCGCATCTTCCTTTGTCGGAGGGTTCTTTGCCGTTTCTCTCCATTCGTTCATCCTCGTTCACCTCTAAATTCACTTCCGAGAAACCGTTTCTTGCCTTTTTCCCGGTGTTTGTCCTCATAATCACGGTGGTACACGCTCTGGCTGTGGTTCAGCTCATACACGAACGCTTTGCGTTCCTCGAAGTCTTTTTTCTCTGTCTTGTACTTCTCGCAAGTGTCGTGGCAAGCTTGGCGGCGTGATGGGCAGTTGAGACAACAGGTAATCATTCTATCAACCCCATTGTTCGGACATTGCCTTTGCAATACCTGGAGCAGTCTTGCTTCTTACTTTTGCTCGCCCTTCTTGACCGTTTGTAACGCCACGAATACCCTCACACCATGCAATTGGCTTTCCTTTGCACTTCTCCCCTTGGCAAAAATATCTTGGCTTTGGTCTTGGCAAGTCGTTCTTTTTCTTGAGAAGAGGGAGATTTTTCAGCCAGAGGCAAGTGCGCTTTGTGTGATAGTTTTCCTCGTCAGCTTCGCTCTCTGCAAAAAAGTACGGGTGTATGATCTGGTCGGCTTTTCTGTACGCCGTGTTCATGATTCCTACCGGATTTTCCACCGCAATGTGTGGCACGTCCGCCAACATGAATTGCATAAAGAAAATTGCGGCTTCTACGCGCTTTGCCCATCGTGCTACAACTTTTTCAGCCGGCGTGACGCGCAAACTGTATGCTCTTGTCGCCGCGTTGGAAAGATAAGTGCAGGGCGGGTGTGCAATGAGCAAATCCCACTTTCCAACGTCATGCGTTACGCCGTCCATCGTCACGACTTGCCCCCCCTTAACAGCCTTGAGCGCATCCCCGAGGATGTGCCATTCGGGATGCCCACCGGACGGCTCTTGAATATCGCAAGAGTAGGCTTCGTGTCCTTTTGCTCGAAATGCTTTGCAAACTTCCTGTGATTCCTCACAAGCGACTAAAACTTTCATCTTTCCAAACGCCCGTTCAGCCGGATAGCACAGCTCTTATATAAGGTAGGCACCAATGCTTCACAGGTCAGAACGGCATGTCATCCGTGTTGCCCTCAATCACAGAAAAGTCATCATTCCCGCCTTGCGAGTAGCCTGAGCCAGACCCGACAGACAGCGTTTTCTTCGGTCTGACCTCATAATCGCCGGAACGAATCTTGTCAACGCTGGTGAAGCGGTCAACGACCAGCTTCGTCTTGATGTTGCCATCGTTGCCCATGTACTCTTCCTCACGGAGAACCACGCCGACCAGCTTGCCACGCAGGGCCTTTTCATCGTTGTTGAACTTGTAGCCGGGATTGGACTGCTCCACAGCAGTGATGAAGCCCTTGAAGAACGGTAGCGCCTTTTCCTTGTAGCTTTTGATGGTCTTGCCGCCCCATGCCCATTCGCCCGGATTCAGCTTGCCACGCTCGACAAGGGAAGCGGTCTGCTCACGCCAGTAACCCTTGAACTCGCCCTCTGCGACTTCCCACTCGATGTTCAGACGCTCCTTTGCGGGTTCGTCCGTTGCCTTGCAGATACCGGCAACATAGCCGCCAACAGGCAGGTCACGGCGTTCGGTGGCTTCCTGTACGTCATTCCAGTTGATGTTCTTCATCTGTTACTCTCCTTTGTTATCCGGCTGAACCGGGATGTTGTAATACTCGCGGATGGTCTTGTCTACGGCAGCGAGGTCGTTCTCGATCAGTGCGTCGTTGAACATCTCAAGAGGGGTTTTTACGGTGTCCATCCCATCATTGCGAGTGCTGAACAGGTATCGCCCATCTTGCACAACGGTTTTCAGAACGATGGTGAAATACCCTTCCACGCAGACCTTCTCGTCCAGAAGCTTGCCGATGGTCTTAAACTTCTCGCCGCCGTCTCCGTCACGCTCGCTGTGACCGAAAAAGTAGACCACCACATCGTCCGGCAGTTCCTTTGCCCGCATCAGCAGAGCGTTGAAGTTGGCTGCCATGTCGGTAAACTTCTGGTATCCAGCGACCTTTGCGTTCCGCATGAACTCGCCAGTCATAAGATAGGTGGCATCGTCAATGACGATGGACTTACGCTTGGTGCTGTGGATTGCTGCGTCAATCTTGCCGTAGTCGTTGGTGATATAGGTTTTCATGTTGCTACGGAACGGCAGCGGCTTTCCAAGCACGTTGATAACCGCAACCTGTTCAGGGTCAAAGTTCCGAAGCGAAGCGGACTTACCGCTGCCGGAGTGACCGTAGACCATTACTAATACTGCCATTTTTCTTTCCTTTCTTCGGCTTCATTAGGCATCATTGTTCTTACTTTGGCTTAATACGGCTATACAAAAATCAACCAGCCATCAGTTCTGCCAACTGTGCACGGAGGTCTTTCAACTCCGCTTCCCTGTCGTCAATTTCAGACTGCAAGTCCTTAATCTCAGCCAGCCGGTCAGCTTCTTTTGCTTCTGCCATCTGCTCGTTGGTCATAAAGTACACACCGTCCTTCGGCTCGGTCACGCCACCGAATCTGTCAAGGTTAATCATCTTTGGGTCTCCCTCTCTTACGTTCTTCTTTGATTTGCAACGCACTGTGCCACTGGTCTTTGTCGATTTCGATGGTAGACCACCGGTAGTTACATACAAGGCACTTCTTGCGTCGAGTGATGCTGTCATGGCCAGACCGGCTATCAACCGTTGTGATGTTGTCACTGCCGCACATCGGGCATTTCATCGTGCATCCCTCCACTCGTTTGTGTGGTGGGGAATGTGTTTTACTTTGCGATTTTCCCGTTCGATACGTTCATTTTCAGAGCTGACCCCAATGGCACACAAGACAAGTGCTGCGGCAAGGAAGCTACACGAAAGGAAAACATATCCAAACATTGCTACTGTGCTCTGACTTTTCTGGATTGCATCGCCACATCCTACCGAAAAGATTGCTAACGCGATTCCAATCGCGCAAAGGACATTAGCTTTCAGGCTTTTCACTCTTATTACCTCCAAAACTCAGTATCCACGCCGTAGCCATCGCCACAGACGCCGCGATGATTCCACGGGCAGCTGATGCACCTACCAGAATACCGATGTGATGCACAATCCAGAAGTTCAGCAGAAATACCGCCAAAACCACTGCCAGTGCCATGCCCCACATCAGGGCGACTTCAATCAGTGCTTTCACTTTATCTCCTTTCATTTTTGCCATTGCGAGTCATGACGATACCATGCGTTGCCGTTGCTTGTCGGTGAATCGCCTTGCCTTTGCTTTTCTGCTCCTAGCTACTCAATGCCTTAGCCTATCGTTTCTATTCTTTGCCATTGCGTCGCACGTCGCTGCTGTTCGACGCCTTTGTTTATCAAAGCTACACCTTGCATCCATAGCCTTTGCCGCGCCGCTCATGTCAGGCCCATGCAATTCCATTGCTCGTCTGAGCCTTGCTTCGCCATGCCTTTGCAAGTCTCGTCAAATCAGCGCATCGCCGTTGCCGCTCAAGTCGCTTCGCCTCCAAGCATTGCCTTAGCATTTCTGAGATAATCGTCACTATGCCGTTGCCGTTCCACGCCGAGTGCAACACGGCCCCACCCTGCCATAGCGATTAATTGAGGATTTCGTAGGTATAGCGGCCTTTGCCACTGTTCCTCCACTGGCCGATGCCACGCAGAACTCCGTAGTCCAGCCACTCACGCACGACCTTCTCGTGGGAATCGTCCAGAAGAACGATTTCGAACTCGCAGGTCGAACCAGCTGGAATCTGCTCGCTGTTGGCAAGGCTTACACGTTCACCCTGCGCCGTCTGTGCGCGGAGAGGGCGCTGACACTCGGTAATCTCGCCGTTCACATGAATGGGAATCATGCGGGGCTGAACGAAAATCAGACCATCAATGACCTTCTTGTAGGCTGTCAGCTTGCCGGATTCGTTGACCGCTTTCTTCTTGCCGGTTTCGGTCTTGCCGCCGATACGACCTAGCATACCGCAGGAATCCTTGAAGAACCCCTTAATCTGGTAGTCATACAGGATGGGTTCGCCGTTCTCGTTGCGAGGGAACACGGTCATGCCCTTGTCTGCCACAGCATCTGCGCCCAGAGCGGCCACTTCGTCCTCAACGGTTGCTGCATCAGGGGACTTGCTGGCGATGAACTCTCGCGCGATGTTCTGGTTGCTAGGCCAAGTGCCGAGAACCGCTTCGGTGAATGTGATTCTGACTTTGATTTTTTTCATTTTTGCTCACTCTTTCTTTCTCGATATGTTCCAGCCGCTCCTTCTCCCGACTGCGCCATCGGATCTCCCGTTGGCCGTAGTATTTACCGTTCATTAGGAGGGCCTACCTTTCCCTGTGCAAACAAAGCGCTGTAATGGCCGTAGCTCATTCCAAGCTCTTTTGCTTTATCGTTCATCTGTTTGATGGTGTACTTCGGCTTAGGCTTTTCTTCCATCTGGTTTCCTTCCGGCCTGGCTTTACGAGAAGGTGTTTTGATGTAATCCGGGTGCTCTTTCCACCAGTCTGCGGCCCGTTTTCGTTTTACAGCGTTCGCGCATTTATGGTGGTACTTTTGATGTTCGTATACTTTACGCATCGGCCTTTTGCACCATTCGCACGGAACAACGCCATATGGAGCGCGTCGCGCTGCCTGGTTTTCCTTTTTAACCAACATTGCACATTCTTTGCAATACCGTTTGGTTTTGAGAACTTTGCCAAGAAGACAGCCGCACCGTTCACAGTATTTAATCTCCATCCACTTCACTTGCCTTTCTTAAGGCTCTTTCATTGTGTTCAGAAAAACACTGGTCAAGAAACTGGATGAACTTTGCGATTTTCTCTGCATCTTCCGGCGTACAACCATTTTCTACAAAGCGCCTTGTCGCCTGCTCACGCTTGAAATCCGAGTAGGTCTTGGCCGCAGCGTCAATAGCGAACTTGGCTTCTTCGGGATACTCAAGGTCAAATTTAATGGTCAGATACCTTTCCATGCTCATTCCTCCGCTCTCTGGCTTTTCTCTGCTCTCAAGAACAGATTAACGAAGTAAACTTGCCCGATACCAGTCACTTTAGGGGTTTTGTTGATGGAAGTGTGTCCGTCTGAGTGCGCAATGGACGTTTCCTTAATTTCAAACAAGTGAAGTTCCATAGACTTCTGGGTCGGCATATTGTAGTCCGTCCGCTTTCTGTCCTTGATCAGGTATCCGTTCTCACGCATCCATGCAAACAACCGGTTTTGCCCCATCTGGACGCCGTTCTGTGACAGCAGCTTTGCCATTTCACCAACAAGAATGCTCTGGCTGCTTGCGCTCACAGCGTCAGCAAAAAGTGCTTTCGGCTTCATGGTTTCAATCTGCTTGTCTTTCTCTTCCAGCTCCTCATGCGCTGCGATCAGTGCGGTTGCGAGAAGTTGCGAGCGGGTAAGCTGCGGTGCGTTGTAGCTTCCAGTCTTACGGATTGTAGGAAGCACATCGTTCGTTACCCATCTGCGGAACGGAGCCGCTTCCGGTTTGTCGCTGCGAAGAATGACATGGTACAGGCCGCTTTCGTTGACGATTACCATTTCCTGTTTGCCGCCAAGGGTGTCAATCAGACTGACACCCTTTTCGTCATCATCTAATCGGTCAGCAGCCATGCGGTTATTGCTAATACCAAGCACAGCGCACACGTCTTTCAGAACGAACCATGCTTCGCCGTCCATATCAACCGTGCGAACTTTGCTGTTCCGATATTCAAAAACTTGAATGTTTGCCATTTTTTCTCTCCCTTCTTACACTCCCGAATCCTGAATATTCAAAATCCGGCAGATGCTTTTCTTGATGCCGGGCGTTTCCAGCTTCCCTGTCTTAACCTTAAAAAGGTAAGAACGGTCAAAATATCGTCCGGTGTCCTCCTTGACTTTTTCAATCAACCAGTCGTTGGTCTTGTCTTTTTGGATAAGAGCAATCTCGATTTGTTTGCCAAAGTCACACAGAGGCTTTTTTTCAGCCATTATTTCACCTCCGGCTATTGATTTTTACGCATAAGTGTAATATAATGAAGTTGCTAGAAATCATTCATTACGCCTTCGCGGTACAGTCTTAGTATAATACGCTTTCGCGTAAAATGCAAGGCTTTTTTAAGCGTTCGCGTAATTTCAGCAAACCTTACAATGCGAGGACTGGAATTATGGCAAACTTGTACGAAAATATTGAAAAGCTCTGCAAGCAGCGTGGAGTAAACGTGACCACTATGTGCAAGGAATCGGGCGCAAGCCGTGGGTCTTTGACCGATTTGAAAAACGGCAGAAAGCAAACCTTGAAATATGAAACGCTCGATAAGATAGCTTCTTATTTTGGAACAAGCGTAGATGCTTTGGTTTCTGGCAATCAAAAAGAAAACCCGCCCCAGCAGCCGCAAAGTGAAGTCGATGCAGCAGTGGAGCGGATTAGAAGAAAGCTTGAATCTATGCCGAAGGAACAGCGTGAAGCGCTGATGAACTTAATCGAGAAGATGTGACGTTCATGCCCGGTAAAATAAAGGAATCCCTTGTGCCGGGCTAGTGTAGCTCTGCGCAAGGGATTTTCTGTTACTCTAGGTCTAGGGCTTGCTCCGCTGCTGGAATCTTTTCAGGGTGTTCCAGCAGCCATGCAATAAATCGGTCAATCTTGGCTCTTTCCTGTTCACTCATTGTGGCATATCCTCCCGATCGGTAAAAATGAATGTTCATTTGATACGATTATACATCTTTTAGTTGTCAAGTCAATGCATTTTGAACAACTTCGTAAAAATTGATCGTTTTCTTCGCATTCATTACTTTGTATCAGGGAAACCAAAAATTGCAATGACAATGATTAAGAGCCACATTAAGTTTAAGTTACCCTTTGCTTTGTAGCATTCCGTTGAGCATGGAACGAAAGGGGTTATTCGGTAAATCGTCCAGCACGTCTGCTTTGACGAGAGCATTTGTGCTGATGCTGTGCGAAACATTGTTTAACTGCACAATGGCATCGTCCAAGTCTTTTACGGTTGCCCCACGCCGTTCCATTGACTGGAGGAAAGTTTTCACTTCTTCAAGAACGACAGGGTTCTCGGCTTTATAGAATCCATTCGTAAAGTCCATCTTCTTCTCCTTTCACAGCTCTACGAGCTGTCCATCAATGCGTTCGATGTTATCTGCCGGGTCTCGTCCGTCGTTTAAGGCGGCTACGGCACGCTCTAGGATGCCTTTTGCTTCGAGGTAAGCATCTTTATCAGCTTCGTACCCAGAAAGGCTCAGGACAAGCTCCAGCGTCCGTCTGCGGGCGTATGGAATAATCAGAGCATCTACGGTTCGGTTCATTCGCTTTCCTCCCATGGTTCAGGTGTGTGTGGCTGCCCATCGGTAACGCTGGCGGGCATTCCATCGATGATCGGCATACGTTCATGGTTCCAGATTACAGTTTCTTTCATTTTGTGTTTCCTTTCTATTTGGAATTTTTTGACAATACAGTTATACCACATCTCGCTGTTTCAATGGAACAGCGACTTTTTTCAATTATCGTTTCGCATTTTGAACAATATATCAGTTAAATTCTTTTGTTTTTGTATCATTTTGTCGAAAGAGGGGTATTTATGGATGATTATAGGATACGAGTGGCAAAAGCGTTAGAGATGGCAAGAGCAGAATCCGGGCTTAGCCAGCAGAAGCTTGCGGACAAAATGGGTGTAGGCCGGACATCCATTTTTCGTTATGAGCAAGGAACAATGACCCCAGATGCTTCTACTATCATAAAGTGGTTCTCGTGTGCTGCGGTGTTGCTGCCAAGCCATACATAGACACCTGTTTGCATCCTGGCTTGTTGGAAAGCCTGGCTGGCGATGCCAGCACCGAAAAAAAGAGGGATGCGCTAATAGAGCATATCAAAGAAGCCCATCCGCAAGAAATTGACCTGCTGTGCTATCTGATCTATGGCAATCACGGCTCAGATTACCTTGCCGTTCTATGCGAAATGGTAGCCAATCTTCACACGACTTTGCGTGATCGTGTATCCGTCTGCCGCACCGTCACAGGTCATTATGAAATGGCGCAGGCCACCAAAACCGACCCAGACCCAGACGGAACACAACCCAATATGCAGATTTTATATCAGGCACAGGACTGTGGGGAAGCTGCGGCCATGAAACGAAAAGATTCTTATACCATCAACGAGGAAAATATTTTGCGCTGATTGTCGAATTATCGCAGTTTTTGAAAAAAATTTTGTCCTCGTTCATCCACTTTTTGTACACCTATCGGGCAAATTTGCCTTGTCATTCCGTCCCCCATAAACCGGAAATCGACAATATTCGTGTGTAATAAATAACGAATTATCGTTAATTTATTACCTGTGATTGGTCAGCTTGTCAATCTGTCCCCCATAGTGCAGATTAGGTATACCTTTCCATCCACTTTTTGTACACCTATCCGCAATCCGTCCACGTTTAATGTGACTAACGATGCACAGCTTCTTTCCGGCTACAGTCTTATTTAGCAAATGCAGAGTTCAGTTATTCACAAACCGGAATGGAAAATAAAGAAATTGTTGAAAATTATCGTCATCGCCTATTTAACGATGATATTTAACCTCTTGTTTATTTCTTGTTTAATATATAATATGTAGATGGGGGACGAAATGACAAATCATGGGGGACGTTTTGACAAGTCATGGGGGACGTTTTGACGACCCTATGGGGGACAAAAAGACAAGCCACGGGGGACAGAATGCATTGACTTGTCCCCCAATCTGTGATATACTGCTTTTAGGCTAGAAAAGGAGGCGAACAGATGCAAAAAATATCCGACAACAACCTTGTCGAAAAAAGCAAATCTCTTGTGTGGGCAAAGTTCAGGGACTACACGGCAGGCGAGCTCCGGTTGCTAGAGGTTTACTTGTCAAGAATAAATCCAAGAGACCCAAACAGCAGCCGTGTGGAGTTTTTGTTGGCAGAGTACAGAGACCTGCTGGGTTTAAAAAGTCTTGATGCACGAAGGATTGAGCCGCAGATCAAGCACTTTCTAGGCAATACGGTGTCGATTCCCATTGACAAAGAGAAGGGGACGTTTGAGAGCTTTGTCCTTTTCACAAGGGCAAAACTGGACTATGTGCCGGAAACAAGGTCTTATGTTGTGGCGATCACCTGCAATCCTGACCTTCGACCTATCTTCTTTGACATCGCAGAAAGCGGATATGTCCGGTATCGGCTGCGTTATACGTCACGGATGAAATCACAGTATAGTATTCTGCTTTATTCGATTCTTCGGGACTGGTTGAATATGGACAACAAACCGCATGAAATCAGTTTGAAGAAGTTGAGGGAGCAGCTTGGTGCGATGGAAGCCAGCTACGATGTTTATAAGAACCTTCGTAAGCGAGTGCTTGACGTTGCTGTAGATGAAATCAATGCCGTGTCTGACATTGTTGTGACCTACGAACCAGTCCTTGTGGCACGAAAAGCTGTGGCAGTCAAGTTTAAGCCCAAAATTAAAGCGTCTGAGACGTTGATTGAAGCACAGGCAAGCGAAGTGTTGACCGAACCTCAAAAAGTCGTCAGGAAGCCCCGCAGAAGCGGATACGAGGATTTCGATTGGTCTGTGTGTGACGAACTGGAAAAGCAAGATTGCATTGACGTAGCGAAGGTAGTTGAGAAGTGGATGAAGAAAGAGCATCCTGAAATCAAGCTGCCAAGACGCAGAGAGGCGGTTTATGACACGGTGAAAGCTGCATACAATGACATTTTGTCTTTGGACAGGTCTCCGTTCCCGGACAGACCTGTTGGTTATCTGATTAGAAGCGTTGACAAGGCTGGCGTTGTGGACAAGTATATGCCAGCGTTTTATTCCATTGAAGCGTTGCAAAAGTAGTCAGATTATTCAGATAAAGTAGAAAGGAGAAATAGTATGGTTCCAATGTTTCCGAAAGGCTATGACAAGGACAAGTGGTATAAAGTTGAAGAAGCAATGCCCGGTAAAGAACTGGAAGAATGGCCGCACGGGCTTCTTCTCTCAACCAAAAATAAAAACTCTGGCAAAGAAATGATTCAAGTTGGATGGTATGATTCAAGTAACAAAAAATGGATTGATTCTCAGGGAAAATACCTTGAAGATAAAATTGTGACCGAATGGCAGGTTACACCTATACTGTGGGTCGGCGATGAAGTGAAGGCGTTTTCTTCTTCGCTTTACTAAAAGAAAGAGTGATAAAATGGCAAAAATCATAGCTGTCGCAAACCAGAAGGGCGGCACAGGAAAGACCACAACAAGCACCTGTCTGGCTGGGGCGTTGCAGTTGCTTGGCAAGAAAGTCCTGCTGGTGGACTGCGATGCCCAGTGTAACGCAACGGACACCTACGGCGCACAGACAGAGGACGTATGCACCCTGTTTGATGTGATGACACGGCAAGGAACAGCAGAGGAAGGAATCCAGCACTGTGAAGCTGGTGACATTCTTCCGTCCGACAGTGCATTGAAGGACATTGACGAGCAGCTTGTCCGGGACATGGGCAAGAACTTCCGGCTGCGAGAAGCCCTTGAAAGCGTGTCTGAGCAGTATGATTACATTGTATTGGACACTCCCCCACAGCTTGGTCTTGCGCTCGTAAACGCTCTGATCGCCGCCAATAGCATCATCGTTCCCATCACAGCAGACCGATACGCACTGGCTGGTTTGAGCCAGCTCTCGCAGACCATCGGCGATGTCCGCAGATACTTCAATCCGACTTTGAAGATTGAAGGCCTGCTTCTGAACCAGTACAAGAGCCGCGAGAACCTGTCCAAAGAGGTTGTAGAGCAGCTCCCTGTGATTGCACAAAGCATGGGGACAAGGCTGCTGGACGTGAAGATTAGACCGTCTATGGGTGTTCGTAAGGCGCAGGCAGAGCGGCACAGCCTGTTTAGCGGCGACACGGCAAAGAGTACCAGCGCAGAGGATTTCAAGGCGTTGGCGAAGATGATTGTAGAGGGGGATGTGTAGTGAATGTAGTTAGATATAAAGAGTTGGAAAAAGCCGAGTTTGAATTGCAAAGCAAATTCAGCTCGAAAGATGTTATGTTTTTCCGCCGAGGGGATGGAATAGACAATCCGATTTATTATGTTGTTTCGCAAAGACATTGTGGGGCGTTAAGTCCCGAAGAAGCCATAAAAGCCGGAAAAGTTTTGATTGAAGCTGGAAATGCGGCGAAATCTTTTCGGTACAACGGGTATTTTATTGATTGGAGTGACACACAGTGAAAAAGTCCAGCAAAAAAACATCCGGCTTGTTGGGCGGGTTTGACTTCCAGCCTATTTCTTCGGGGCGGGCATTAAGCCAAAGTGAGCCAAAGGAAGAAGAAGTAAGCCAAACAAAGCCGAATAATGCCGAACAAGCACAGATTAAGCCCAGTGAAGCCACAGACAGCCATGCACAGCCAAGTGAAGCTGAATTAAGCAGTATTAAGCCGAAGCAAGCCAAAGACAACGAAAGACAGCCAAATGATGCCGTGTTAGGCGAAGGTAAGCCGAAGAAGCTGAAACAAGCGAAAGAAGTTCAACGTCTTATCGAACAGGGAGATGTTCCCGGCGCACTTGCAGAAGCTGGCTTGACAAAGAAAAAAATCCCGATGCCGGAATCGCATCAGGGCGTTGCAAGCGGTGACGGCAAACGTTCTAAGCGCATTACCATCCTTATGAGCGAGGAAGAACGTAAGTATATCAACCGTGAAGCCAGACGGCACGGAATGACCATCGGGCAGTATGTGTACGCTCTGGCTGCTGCTGCGGCAGATGGGAAGATTGAGTTGGAAGATTTCTTGGAGGATTGAGGTATGTCGTGAAACACGATATACCTGCAAACTGTATCTTCCGGTAGTAGGTATTGACTTTTAAGCACACAAATAGTATACTTAATGTGCGCTCAAAAGTGGAGGTGAACGCATGAGTGCAAAAATGGGAAGACCAAAGCTGGAAAACCCGAACAGTGTTCGCACAAGCGTCCGTTTGGACGTGAATACTGACAAACAGCTTTCGGATTATTGCGAAAAAAACGGCATTTCTAAGGGAGAAGCCGTTCGTGAAGCTGTCCAGCAATGGCTTGAACATCAAAAATAAAAAATCCCCTAAACTGTTCGTAACTTGGCGGTCACCGGCAGTTTAAGGGATTACACTCCATGCGATTATGGGTGATAAATCCATTATATCATCTTCATAGTTGCATTACAAGCAAGATTTTTGTGGTAAAGCCAATGAACATTCCGGCAACGAAAGAAGAGATTCTCGAAAACTTCAAGAAAAACAACAATGGTCGTCCGCTCAATAAGGATGATTATGAGATTGCGGAAGCGTTATCTCGCATCACTTACAAGGCGTATGAGGTCGGCGTGGAAGATGCCAAACAGTTGAATATGGAGGATATGATGGATAACAGAAACGCACTTCAAATCTTTAAGAACAAAGAGTTTGGCTCAATCAGAACATTTGTGAAAAACGGAGAGTACTGGTTTGTCAGTAGGGATGTATGTAATGCGTTTCAAGACAAGAACCCAAATAGAAGCATCGGACGAATTGACGATTGCGATAAGCGTTCCTTGAAAATCAAAGATTCTCTTGGGCGTGAGCAAACAGTGACTGTTATCAACGAATCCGGGTTATATGCTCTTCTTTTTGCAATGCAGCCGCAAAAAGCGCATAATCATGGGGTGTCAGATGAGTACCCCATCGAAATCAAGGAAAGGATTGAGAAGCTTCGCCGTTTTAAGAGATGGGTAACGCATGATGTGCTTCCTACGCTTCGCAAGACTGGCTCTTACAGTATGAACCAGCAGGAGAACAAGCCTGACGCGCAGAACGATGCAATCTTGCAAGTGCTGATGAAGAACACGGAAGTCTTGCAAGCCATCGTTCAGCAGAACCAGCAGATTATGATTGCTCTTACCAACCTATCTGTCAGCGATGCAAAGCGCACGATGGAGATTCAGCCTTACACTTCCCATCAGGGGCAGAAGGGTGACGGCAAACGTAGCGAGCGAATCACAATTCTTATGAGCGACAGCGAGCGGACGTTCGTTACGAGAGAAGCACGCAAGCACGGATTCACGGCAGGGGAGTACATCTACAACCTGTCCGTTGCAGCATCGAAAGACCAGATTGATTTAGGCTGATTTAGTGGCGGAATTTTTCGCCACTAATTATCAAAGCGCAAAATTGCGCTCTGGTCATAACTGAATTTTCAGTGCTGATAGTAAATAAAGAGGGGGCCTGTCCAATTTTGGGCACACCCCCTCTTTTGTTTCACTTCTCTGTCACGCAATCCCAGTAGAGATATGCCTTGCCATCTGCGGCATCTGCGTCCTCAAGGAACGCCTTTGCCATGTCAGCATAGAAGCCCGGAGTGTCAACAGACTGGCGTTTTGCGACCTGACAATAATCCGAGTACATCATGTTCATAACAGCCCAGAAATCGTTTGGGTCACAAGTGATGTTGCGCTGTTTGGCAACGTCCTGTGTCTGTTCCAGCGTCCAGTGACAGCCCTTTGTGCCGTCAGCATTCACCATGCTGTCGCACCATTCCTCTGCTTCATCGTGGGTAAGGTGCTTGCGTGGCATCTTGATGGAGCGGCTGTCCGCACCGCCATGCTCATACTGCCCAGACCGCTTGTCCCAGTCTCCGTTTTGCGAGAAGCCAATCTGCGGCATCTTGCGCTCGTACTCTACGTCAGGGTAGCGGGGGATAGGGTAGGGGTCAATGTAGCGGTTTTCCTCCTGCGGATAGTAAGGATAGCGGTCGCTGCCATCTTCCAGCTTACGCAGACGGCGTTCCAGCTCACGTTCCCTGCGGTCACGCTCTTCCTCAAGGCGGTCACGTTCCGGCTCACGGTCTTTGTCGTGGTCGCGGAGCATCATCATGCGGCGAAAATTATTCTTGCCCATAATCTATACCTCCTCAAGAAATGGACGCAGGCGCACCGGCGTGGGAGCGGCAGAAGCAGCCAAGATACTTAAACGTGCCGGTGCCGGTTGCAGACGTTGCCACACGGGTAGCGTAGCGGGTGCGGGTGTGGATGCTCTCGGCGGTTGCCTGAGCGCAGTTGCAATCGGTCAGAGGGTACGCGGTCGTGCCTGCACCTATGGTAATGACCACAGGGGCGTTGATGGTAGTCGTGTCCGGCAAGCTCTGAGCAACCACGATACAATACTTCTCTCCGTTCTGGTATGCGCCAGCAGGGATATTGATGGTCAGCGTGTCGTTGGCAAACGTGACCGCCTGACTGATGACCAAGTGCGGGCAGAGTTTGCAGCTTGTTTTGCAAGCCATAATGTTTTCCTCCTAAAAAATCAGGGGCAGAGGTGTCTTACCCCTGCCCCGATGGTTCACCCGGTGTTATCGGGGAGTGTGTAGGTTAGCAGCAGCCGCAGCGGTTCACGCCCACGTTGGGGTTTGCCACCTGATAAGCGGGAATCGGACGAGGATTGACCCGGTTCAGGATGGTATCGGTCTGCTGGGACATCACAGTGGTCAGAAGCGCATTCTGACGATCCTGAGAAGCAGCAAACTTCAGGTTCTGGTTCTCAGCGGTCAGAGTGGCAATCTTATCCTGCGTGAAGTAGTCCATCATGCTGCGGAAATTGGCGTTGCAGTTGTCCACGATGGCACGGGCGTTGTCTGCGATAGCTTGACGGGTAGCGCAGTCCTGCTGTGCAATGGTGTACTTCAGGTCGCCGATGAGCTGCTTGTTCTCGCAGCAGCAAGATGCAAGCTGCGTGGAAAGTGCGGTCTGACCCGCCTGCCGTGCGTTGCCCTCCTGCATGATGGCGAGGCTGATGGCGTTGTCGCCGTTGGACACGCTGCGTTCCAGACCGTTCACGAGCTGTGCGTTCTGGTAGCCGAGCTGACAGATGGCGCTGTTCACGCCCGCAAAGCCGTTTGCGATGTTGGCGTTGACTCCGTTTATCTGCGCCAGCTGGTCATAGCCCAGAGAGCAGATACCGCTCTGAATGCCAGCCAGAGAACGGGAAGTGTCCTGCTGGTAGAAGCCTTCAGACAGAGCCGCACGAGTATCTGCGCCACCCTGACCAGTTGCGCCAGTGCCGACCAGATAGGGGATGTAGCTGTTCATGCCGTTGTCACCACCGTTTCGACCGTAGCCGTTTGTACCCCAGCCGAAGATGATGGCGAGGATGATAACCGCCCACAGACCTTCGTTGCCGAAAAATCCGCCGTTGTTATTGCCACCGTCCTGCCCAGCCAGATAACCAGTTGCAAAATCGTCCATAACAAAACTCCTTTCAGTTTTGCGTTATGCCATCCCACCGCCGTGTGCGGTGGGCGAAGCCAAACAAAAGCGGTTTTTATCAAGTCCGCAAAACTGAGAAGCGTTTCGCTTAGAGGGATGCTTTACCGGGGCAGCGTCAGGTTCAGAGCGCTTGCCAGCTGATTCAGGTCGATGCCACGCTCTTTGGCGAGGTTCTGCGCCATCGTTCGGAGCTGCGTTTCGTTTTTGCCCTGAATCAGGTTCAAGCCTTGCATGATGGGTGCGTTCTGCCCGCTCAACTGCTGGATAAGCCCCATCGGGTTCTGTCCGGCACGGGCAAGGTTCGCAAGCTGCATGATGGGGCTGTGCGTAATCACATCAAACGGAGAGGACATTGTTATTCTCCTTTCTTTGCAGCGGCAGTGGGCTTGGAAAAGCTCTTTTGCCACTTTTCCAGTTCATCCAGCCTGTGGACGAGGGCGTTATACTCTTCAATGGGCACATACTGCTGTGTCGGTGCAGCGGTCTGCTGCGCCTGTTGCGCCTGTATCTGCCGCCACGCTTCCGGGCTGTAAAACTCCTGTACATAGGATTCGCAGGTGTCCGGGTTGAGCCGCTTGCAGTAGATCACACCGCTGCGCAGGTCAGGGCAATAGGTCGGTCTGCCGTACAGGTCAGACGGTATCGCCAAAAACTCCTCCCTGCTGGAAACAGGTCTGCCCAGTAGCCAACCACCGTCTTGTGCCGACTGCTGAACGGGCTGTTGCCCATTCATCGGCTGCGGACGCTGCGGTTGTGCCTGTTGCATCTGTGCGTTTGGCAGGGAAGTGGCAAGTCCTACCGTGCCCATACCGCCGTAAGGATTGACAGGCTGCTGCGGAACGTAAGGTGCTCCGGGTGTCGGATAATAGCTCATAATACATCCCTCCTTGTGCTCTTAGTGTACCGCATCAGCAAAAAGCGAAAGACAACGAAGGTATAACGAAGGACAAAAAAAGAAAAGCGCCCACGCGGAAAAATCCGCATGAGCGCTTAACTGTAAAGATGCACACATTGAAGTGCAATGCTAAAATATCACATCATCCAATATATGGCAATGCTTTTGACAAAACTAGTGCGAATAAAACAAAATCCACCAGCCTAAAGCTGATGGATTATAAGTGAGCGAGTAATCGCCCCGCCACCGAAGTGGCAAAATTGCGTCTCCCGCATGGTACGCACTATAAGTAGGCGAGCGGGAGACTGGTCGGCGCCTATCTGG